TGATTGGATTAAAAAACATCAAGTAAAACACGTATTTTAATAATAAATGCTAAATACTTTATAAGGAAACACGATATGGAAATGGACTTAGAATTTATGTCACAAACCTGGACAGTACGAGCGGCAAAGCCAAAAGAACTACAAGATTGTTTGGGACTATGTGATCCCACAACTAACACAATTATTTTGGATCCAGAACTACCTGCCAGTGTCTTGTTACAAACGCTGACACATGAATGGATTCACTTGATTGAAATGACTATGAATCTATGTTTAAGTGAAACGCAGGTTGATGCACTTGCAGCCGGTGTATTACACTTGCTGAAGACAAATCCAGAACTACATGCTTTATATCAAGCGCGAGTATTAGAACGGGATGAAGAATAATGGCCTGCCAACGAGGATGGTATAAAAAGAAACCTGGACACAAGCAAGTGGGTGCATGGTCATGGAACGATGATAGACTATGGAGTAAGATTGAAGTTAGTTTAGACATTAATGAATGTTGGCCTTGGCAGGGAGCAATGAGTCCCACAGGTGCGTTACTGGGTGCATGGAAAAATGAAGTGCAACAAATGACACAGGCACGCCGATTAGTGTATATGAGTGAAACTGGGGAAGATGTCACTCCATATCAAATTACAATGACGTGTGCCAATCAAAGTTGTTGTAATTTTTCGCATTTTGAATTAAAACCAACAAACAGACCGGAGAAGCAACAATGGTAATTGAAACTAGAATTGCCACTTACGCATTTGCAGGCATGACTGAAGATGAAGAATCTACATTAAAAGAAGTATGTAAGAGATTTGCTAAAGACATGCGCTATGACTTTGAGTTTAGTTATTACAGTGTATACTGGGAAGAAGAAGCGTGGCTTAATGCCAATCTTGCACTGCCCGGCATTGACACGATATTAAAGCGAGTGCCGTAATGTCAAGACCCAAACCAACAATACTACTAACTAAAGAACTCACAGAAACTACAGGCATTGATATTCTAAATGCCGTGAGTTTATACGCTGTGTTGTATAAACTTCAACCCATAAACATAAAACAAAGATACTTCTGCATATCATGTGCAATTAACAAGTATCCCAAGACGGTTTTTACCACTGTGGCACCAGCACGAAACCTTGCTGAGAAATTAAACACAGAGTTTAACACACTGGACTTTAGTTTTAAGCAGATTTTATAAGAAAGCGATAAGTATATGGCAACAAGACAAGGACAGTTTATGGTGTATTCACAAGGAGCACCACGAGAAGAACATGATGTAATCAACAACGAAGATTACAGATTACGAGTTAAAAAGACTTGGGTTGAAGCAACTCAAGTATGGCACATACAGATTATGAGCCAAAGTATATTTGAAAATAGATTTGAGATGTTTTTGGATCACGAAGAACTTAAAAAGTTCAAGGAGATATTATGAAATTCCCCACAAACTGGCTAACACAGGCCACACAAGAAGAACTAGTTAAACAACAAGTACGTTTTCTAACATTGGTCAACGGATATCTCAGTGCTGGATTTTTCCTAGCAGTGGCATTTGCAATATATAAACTCATAGGATTGTTTTTCTAATGAGTCAAGGTAAAACAGGCCCACAGTGGGGTGAAAAGATTGTCGCTGGCATGATAGTTGGACGTAACAAAGCAGTAGTGCCGCCTCAAGAAGTTGAAGATCTTGCACAAATTGGCTGTAGTGACCGAGACATTGCTGAATGGTTTGGCATCACAGAATCAACATTACGCTATAACTTCAGTGATTTTCTTATAAAAGGCAGAGGCGGCTTAAAGCAAACTCTACGCAGAGCACAGTTACAAACAGCACTTAGTGGAAACGCTACCCTACTCATTTGGTTGGGTAAAAATATTTTATTACAAAGTGACAATCCTACAAACACTGTAGATACAAAACCATTGCCTTGGCATGATGAAAATACTGATCAAGTATTTGATGATGAAGACATTGATGAGATTAAAGACAATCTCAAAGAAGAACTTAATAATATAGATGCCACTAAGTAAGCCACAACAACTTATAGCTGAATGTCCAATTAGATTCCGTGTTGTAGTGGCAGGGCGTCGTGGTGGAAAAACTTTTCTCTCAATGCGAGAACTTTGCCGTTATGCCAGCCAACCTAACAGTGTAGTATGGTATTTGACTAACAGTAGACAACAAGCAAAAAGTCTTGTATGGGACAAATTAAAAAATAAACTTAGAAGTCTACGCTGGATTAAAGATACTAATGAAAGTGAACTTACGATCAGTCTCGTGAATAATTCAAAGATATGTTTGAAGAGTGCAGAGCAAGGTGACAATCTGCGTGGAGAAAGTTTAAACTTTATTGTCATAGACGAGTTCGCTGACATTGATTTAGATATTATTTGGAATCAAATTATTCGTGCAAGTTTAAGTGATAAAAAAGGACACGCACTGTTTATAGGTACGCCGAAAGCAGGCAATCAAACAGCCCGTGACTTATACGACAACTATCTAACTAAAAAAGGTTGGATGAGTTTCAGTTACACAACCATTGACGGAGGATTTGTTGATGAGGATGAGATAGCGCAGGCCAAACAGGATCTAAGTCCTAAAGTATTTGCACAAGAATACCTTGCAAGCTGGGAACAGTTTGCTGGTGTTATCATGTATGAGTTTGGTGAGCATAACATTACAGAAGTTGCTAGACCTCATCCTCAAGAACCATTAGTAGTCGGCATGGACTTTAACGTCACACCCGCAATATGTCAAATAGGTCGCAATACTAAAACAGGCATTGAAATATTTGACGAGATTGTTCTAGAAAATTCTAACACTAATGAAATGTCTCAGGAAATACGCAATCGTTATCCCGCTAATCCTATCACAGTATTTCCCGACCCTGCAGGGCAACAACGCAAAACAAGTGCCAATGGCAACACAGACATTAAGATTCTAGAGATGGCAGGATTCACAACTAGATATCACCGTAGTCATCCATTAGTCAAAGACAGGATTAATGCTTGTAATAGTTTATTCTTTAAACGTGATGATAACACTACAAGATTTAAGATAGATCCCAAATGTAAACATACAATTAAAAGTTTAAGAAACTGGACATACAAGCCCGAAACAATGGTCCCGCAAAAAGATGGATGGGATCATGCTTGTGACAGTTTAGGATATTTGATTGAATTCTTATATCCTATACAGAAGCCACAACAACGAGTTGCACCGCAAAGATTCGGACACGCACTTGCATAAATAACATACATATATTGGAGCCTAACACATGGCAGAATTAACTACATTTCAGAATGCCTATACACAGGCAACGGCAGCAAATACAACTTACAGCAGAAATCAACTACGCTGGAAGTTTCTACTTGATTCATTCACTGGTGGTCAAGCGTACAGAGAAGGTGCTTACCTACAGCGTTACGCATTGGAGTCTGACAGTCAATACGCAGTTAGATTAAACAATACACCTTTAGACAATCAAGTTAGAAGTCTAGTAAGTCTTTACACAAGTTTCTTATTTAGAACAGAACCTAAACGTGAATTTGGTGTATTAGAAAATAACTACACTATAGAAGACATTTTAGAAGACGCTGATCTAGATGGACGAAGTATGGATGCGTTTATGAAAGATTGTGCTCAGTGGGCCAGTGTATTTGGACATGTATGGATTGCCGTTTCCAAGGCTAATACAGGTGCGGTTACCCTGGCAGATGAACAGGCCATGGGTGCCCGCCCTTACTTGTCAATGTTCAACCCATTGGCTGTCACAGATTGGCGTTGGAAGCGTCAGCCTAATGGCGGTTATCAATTAGAATATATCAAATATGTTGAAGAAGTAAACGGCACTGAAACTATAGTCAAAGAATGGACCGTAGATTCAATCACAACTTATAGTTTAGATACACAACAAGAGCAGGTCAATGACATGCAGATAGAAGTAAATGGTCTAGGCTATTTGCCATTTGTCTGTGCTTATGCTGAACGCAGTCCCGTTAGAGGCCTAGGGAATAGTCTATC